AGACTGAACTGAATGCGCAGATTACGGCTTGGCTATCGTTGTTGGGGTTCACACCGTCTGACCGGGCTCGTCTCGGTCTCGCCGAGATAAGGGTTGCTAATGAGCTCGATCAGTTCCGTCGTCGCAATGCCAAGGTGGTCGACGCCGAGGAAGTTCCAGCAGTCTGACGGGCAGCGTGTCGTCGACTTTGCGTCGACGTTCATGCATGTATCCAAAGGGATTCGTGCGGGTCAGCCGTTTGAGTTGACTGCTTGGCAGGAGCAGTTGATTCAGGGTCTGTATGAGCGGAGGCCTGATGGGTTGTTGCGGTATCGGCGCAGTCTGATTGGTCTTGGTCGTAAGAACGGGAAGTCGTTGCTGGGTTCGCTGATTGCGCTGTATGGGTTGATCGAGGGTGAGCATGGTGCTGAGGTGTATTCGGCTGCTGGTGATAGACGCCAGGCGCGGGTGGTGTTTGATGAGGCGAAGTGGCAGGTGCAGCAGTCGCCTGCGTTGAGTGGGATTTGCAAGGTGTATCGGGATGCGATTGAGGTGCCGTCAACACACAGCGTCTATCGGGTGTTGTCAAGTGATGCCAAACTCCAGCAAGGCTTGAATCCGAGCACGGTCATCTTCGATGAGTTGCATGTGCAGCCGAACTCGGAACTCTGGGATGCGCTGACCTTGGGTTCCGGTGCGAGGCGTGACCCGCAGATCGTTGCCATCACGACTGCCGGCTACGACTTGTCGAGCATCTGCGGAACGCTGTACGCCTACGGCCAGAAGGTGTGTCGCGGCGAGTTGGATGATGAGCAGTTCGGGTTCTGGTGGTGGGAGGCTCCTGATGGTTGTGACTTGAATGATCGTGATGCGTGGTTGCAGGCGAATCCGAATCTGGCTGAGGGTTTGTTGGATATGGAGGACATGGAGATTGCTGTGCGTCAGACATCAGAGATTTCTGTGCGTCGATACAGATTCAATCAGTGGGTGCGGACTGCTGAGGATTCGTGGTTGCCGCAGGGTGCATGGGAGTTGTGTCGTGATGCGAGCGTGGAGTTGCAGCCGGGTGCGCCGACGTGGGTTGGTGTTGACATGGCGTTGAAGCGTGACACGACCGCCGTGGTGCTCGTTCAGCACGTCGATGGGCGAATCGTTGCGAGGGCGAAGATTTGGTTGCCTGAAGGTGGCGTGCTCGATGTGGCCGCCGTCGAGTCCTACCTGCGTGAGATTGCCCAGCAGTACGACATTCAGGAGATTGCGTTCGACCCGGCGTTCTTCATGCGCACCGCCGAAGCCCTGGCCGAGGACGGGTTTCCGATGGTTGAGTATCCGCAGTCACCGCAACGCATGATTCCAGCGTGCGGGAATCTGTACGAGTTGATCGTGAATCAGAAACTGGTTCACGATGGCAACCCGATATTCTCCGACCAAGTGTTGTCGGCTGCGCAACGTGTCAAGGACAGCGGGTGGACGTTGAGTAAGGGTAAGTCGAAGCGGAAGATTGACGCTGTGATTGCGTTGGCGATGGCTACGGATCGGGCGACCACGACACCGGTTGAGGAGCCGACACCGGGTTTCTTCGTGGTGTGACTACGATTGTTCGTCTAACCTAGGAGGTCAGGATGGTCGTTGTTGTGCTAGAACTTCTCGGAATCGTTGCCCTAGTGGCAGCGGGCTTCCTCGTGTCACCAGCTCTCGGGGCGATGGTGTTCGGTATCGCCTGCCTCGGTGCAGCGTTCGCGTTGTCTCGCAGTGTTGCGAAGGACGATAAGAAGTGATTTTCGACCGTCTGGTTCCGAACCGTCAGCAGCGTGATGAGGAGCGTGCGATTTCGTTCCAGTCGCTGTTCGCGCTCGGCGACGGATACACGTTCACGACGAACTCGGGCGTGTATGTCACGCAGGAAGACTCACTAAAGATTGGTTCGGTGTACGCATGCGTGCGTCTCATCGCCGATACGATTGCCAGCCTGCCGGTCGATTCGTACATCCGCCAAGAAGGCGTACGACTTCAGTACCGGCCACGACCAGCATGGCTCGATGCACCCGACATCGGGGTTACACGAGAAGATCACTTTCAGCAGGTTCTTGTCTCGCTGCTGTTGAACGGCAACAGCTTCACTCGCATCATCCGTGACGAGGAAGGCGAAGTGCTCGCCTTGTCGGTGTTGAACCCGCAGCGCACCGAGGTGCGCCGCGATGGTGCAGGTCGCCTGTTCTATGTCCACGACGCGAAGGACCGCATCGAAGACGTCGACATGATTCACATCAAGGACTTGGTGCTGCCGGGTGAGTTGCGTGGCAAGTCACGCATCGATTTGGTGAAAGAGAATCTTGGTTTGTCGCGTGCGCTCGAAGAGTTCGCTGCACGCTTCTTCGGACAAGGCTCATCAACGACCGGCATCATTCAGTTCCCAGGCAACCTGTCCCGCGAGCAGGCGAAGAATCTTGTTGATGCGTTCGAGGATGGCCACAAGGGTTTGCGTCGTTCGCATCGCCCAGGCATCCTGTTCGGTGGCGCAACATTCCAGAAGACGGGTGTTGATCCGAATGAGTCGCAGTTCTTGGAATCAAGAATGTTTGCAGTCGAGGAGATTGCTCGCATCTTCCGTGTGCCGCCGTCGATGATTGGTGTGACGACGCCAGGTGCGATGAGCTATGCCTCGGTCGAAGCGAACCAGTTGCATTTCTTGCAACACACGCTCACGCCATATCTGTCGAAGATTGAGTCCGAATACAGCGTCCTGCTCGCTGGTCGTGCATTCATCCGATTCACCACCGCAGGATTGCTGCGTGGCGACATCGCCGCACGCAACGCTTCATATCAGTCAGGACTCAACAACGGATATCTCTCAGTCAACGACGTTCGCCGCTATGAGGACATGTCACCGATTGAAGGTGGCGACGTGTACCGCGTACCGCTCACCAACATCGACATCACCGCAGCGAACCTCGCCGACCTCGACCGCAAGTCAGCCATCGCACAGCGTCTCATCGCATCGGGCTTCCAACCTGCTGCCGTGCTCTCAGCTCTCGACATGCCAGAAATCGAACACACGGGTGTCCCGACCGCAGCACTCCAACCGGTGTCGGCCATCAACCCTGTCGCACCTGCAACCGTCTACGACGCAGGCACACGCGAACTCAACCTCAACATGCCCGAGCAAGTCATTCATGTCTCACCGCCTTCGGTGCATGTCGAGCCACCCGTCGTCAACCTGCCAGAAACCGTCGTCAACGTCAACGTCCCAGAACAGCGCACCGTGGTGCGTCAGGTGGTGCGTGGCGAAGATGGTCGCATCACCGAAATCGTGGAAAGGGTTGAGGACTAATGGCAACGGGCATCTCTTCGTATCTCGGGAACGCATGGCTTGATGCGGTTGGCAACAACACTTCTTTCGCGGTGACGACCGTGTATGTCAAACTGCATGTCGGTGATCCGGGTGCGAACGGCACATCAAACGCAGCGACGGAAACGACACGCAAAGCGGCGTCGTTCGCAGCCGCTTCGACGGGCGCGATCGCATCTGATGCCGCAATCACCTGGACGAACATCGCCGGCTCGCAAGACGCAACACACTTCACCGCCTGGGACAACGAAACAGCAGGAAACTTCCTCTTCTCGGGAACCATCACCGCGAACGCCTACACCGCGGGCGACACGTTCACGATCTCCTCGGGCGCACTCACGGTCTCGCTGACACTCGCATCGTAAGCGGCCAACATGGTCGCACGGTTCTACCTCGACCAGTCAGAACTTGACGACGCCGACGTAGGGCTCGGCGGTCCGTCGCCAGCGTTCGTACTCGACACATCAACGCTCGACGGCAACGGCGTCCTCGATGGCGTCAACTTCACGACACCCGCCAGCGGAGCTGCGAACCTCGGCGGTTTGTCGGCGTCGGCTACTGCCACGATCACACCTGTCATCACCGCAACTGCTGACGCACCACTCGGCGCACTATCGGCTGAGGTTGCCGAGGTCACTGTAGAGGTGGTGGCGGATGCGACTGCTTCGCTTGGCGGGTTGGTTGGTGTGGCGGATGGTGTCGTCAGCGTGGCTGGAGAGGCGTCTGCGGGGCTCGGAGAGGCGACTTCGGCGGCAACTGGTGTCATCACCGTGGTCGCCTCAGCAGAGGGCCTTCTGGACGGTGTGGTGGCTTCAGCTGATGGGATTGTGTCGGCGGATGCGGTTGGTGATGCTCCGCTTGGCGGGTTGACCGCTTCGGCGATCGGGACGGTGACGCCACAACCGACACCTCCTCAACCTCAGCAGCAGACGGGTGGTCGACCGTATCCGTATGCGCAGCCGAGACAGAAGAAACGCGAACCCGAAGTCGAGGTTGTACCTGAGGTTGTTGTTCCGAATCCGAAGACGGTGCTCGCATACTGCACACCGATCGTGGCGAGCGTGAATGCGTCTGCTGTGGGTGATATCACGTTCGTCGCCGAAGACGACGACTTGCAAGTATTGTTGATGCTCTGAGAGGTGAGTAATGCCATTTACAGCTGCCAGTTATGTGTGCAACAGCGGAACTGCAATCAAGATTGTTGCTGCGTCGGCAAACCCGCAGCATGTAGTC